TTGCCGTTCATAGGCATTTTGTTTACGAGGTTGGCGAGTACAAGATTCTTCTTGTATGCCGCTACGATTTCGTCACTCCACAGCTCCGGAATGAAAGTTGCAGCTGTAGTATTAGTGACATGGTTTGAACCCAGTGCCATTTTAAAGCTCCTTACAGAATGGGATTATCGTACCCTCTTCTCTGCATAAGCTCGCTGAATATCATCTGCTATGCTCATGTATCGATCGGGGTCGGTTTGCATTAGTTTAATTAAGTCAGCCCGACGATAGATCTTCTTGCTAGGTGCTTCACCTGATCCGGATACAGAGCCTGTAGAGGCAGCTCTAACTTGTTCTTTACGAGCAGTCTTCTCGTTTGATACAGCCTGTTGAGTGTACTGTCGACGCTCTTTCCAGAGAGTTAACAGCTCATCAGCAGCTTCAGTATCATACTGGGCGTCTGCTTGTTTAAACAGTTGCAACCTAATCTTAGAGGCTGATACCCACTCACCAAACGCTTTCTCACCAAGAACTTCTTGATAGTCTGGGTGTTTGGTTTGCAGTTCTGCTAAGGCTTGTGCCTGTCGCATCTGCTGGGATACGGTTTCAGCTTCCTTGAGTTTAGGATGCTTTGCTAAAGCCTGTTCAAGGGCTTTATCAGGATCAGAGAACCAATCTAGCGGTTCTTCTTCGTCTTGCTGCGGGGCAGCTTTTTGTGTATCAAGTTGTGACTTTACGAAGTCGTCTACGATAGTTCGTAGTTCACCAACCTCAGAAGACTGTCGTCCTAGAAGCTTCTCAGCTTCCATGTGCATCTTAGCAATCTCAATATCAGATTTGCCTCGATACTTCTCTGGCAGTTCGTCTGCGGGTGAAGGTTCTTCTTGGTTGGCCTGTTCGGGCTCCTCGATTACTTCTTCTGGGTTAACATCTTCGATCTCTGCATTGAGATCCTCGAACTCTTCGTTTTCTTCTTCTGGTCGCTCGTCAATAAAAGTAGCCATAAAACTCCGTGCATAATCGCATTGTGGAAGTAGCCTTTTTACATGTAAGGGCTCTTACGAGTTTGCCTTACGCTCTTTCTGTATCTTCTTTTCACGATCCTTAGCCCACTTCATAGTTGCCCCAGGAAACGAACCGCTAATAGGATCAAGAGATACATTTGGTGCAGATAACAATCTTGTTGTCTCTGCATCACAGATTGGACAGGTTGGCTGTTCGTCAGCGTCTATCCAATGCTCAGTGATATGGTTGTTCTTACAACGGAAATCAAAGCGTCTTAGCACCTAAATACTCCGTGTAAGCTGTTTGAATTGCATTCTCAAACCCTTGCATTCGACGAAGGACTTTGAGCTGACCACGCTTGTCAATAAGATCATCATGGTCTTTAATGTAGTCTAAGGAGTCGATTCCTTGTACCATACCTTGAACGTCTTCCATAAGAAGTTTCCATCCAGGACGACTAAACAGATCGAAATAGTCTTCGTATTGCTTTTCTATGGTATCCATATAACCTCAATAGTCTATCACAAGTTTTTACAAATGTCAAGTCTTTTGTTGACTTTTGGCACGATTTGTGCTAGCGACAGGTTTATTGGATTGCTTCTCCAGCTCCTCCAAGCGTTGAAAGAGGCTGTTGAACTTGTGGTTCACTTGGTCGAGGACTTGCTGCAGTTCTGCTTTCGTTATCACGAGGTGTCTCCTTGGACATTAACTCACGTTCTTTGAGTAAGAGTTCTGCCGCTTTCACACGACGCTCAAACTCATCCTTGTTGGGATCGCCCTTCATCAGGACATTGATCCGATCTGTTTCGGCTTCGAATGCTGCAATTTGAGCATCAGCCATGTTCTTAGTTGCACGAGCACGATAGTCTTCTGCGGATGCAGAGAATGCGTCTGTTTGTGCTTGTAGTTGAGCCATCTGAGCTTGAGCCTGAGCCTGTTGCAATTGCTGTGCTTCAGGATTAGGTTGTGCAGCCTGCTTCAGCTTAGCAATCAATTCCTCACGGTTAGACAAGTTCATGTTATCTACGATGGATTCGATGAGTGCTGGGTAGAGAGGCGACTCAGGTGACATAGTTTGTAGAAGCTGTACAAGCTGAGTAACTTCGTACTCCCGTGCAATAATGCCAAGAGAGCTAGACACACAGAAGTTGTAGTCGTCTGTTGGATAACGCTCTGGATCAAAC